CACGATATGCCAATAATGTTAAATCATGCTGGCAAGAATATAATAGACTGCCATTCATTGCTGGAGATATTGCAACCTGAGAGCAAAAGCAGCTTTGCAATTGTAGAGCGCGTCAGCGCTATGCCACGTCAAGGTGTTTCTAGTGTGTTTAGATTTGGTGAAGGTTATGGAATGTTACAGGCATGTATTGCCGCCAATAAACACCCAATGCACTATGTGACGCCCCAGAAGTGGAAGAAATATTTTGGGTTAAGTCGAGATAAAGGCGTTAGTAGAAGTAAAGCTATGGAACGTTTTCCAAAACATGCAGACTTATTTAAACGGGCTAAGGATGACGGACGCGCAGAAGCCGCACTTATAGCTTTATATGGGGCAGAAAATATAACTTAAAGGAGAGAGACAAATGACATTAATATTAAGTGATAAGATGAGTAATGAAGAATATCATGCAGATGATGCAATTTCTTCAAGCGATGTTAAGGCTGTGGCGACTTCAAGCTTGGCGCATTGGAAGGGTAAAGTCCGCAAAGAAAGCCATGCTTTTGACTTAGGCACGGCAGTTCATGCGCTTCTATTAGAGCCAGAAAAGAACTTAGTTGTGAGAGGCCCAGAGACTAGACGCGGCAAGGCATGGACTGACGCCAAGGAAGACGCTGAGAAGCAAAATAAGCTACTTCTGACCGAGGTTGACTATGATTTAGCAACAGACATGGCCGAAGCCTGTTTACGCAACCCTATGGGAAGGAATTTGCTGACAAACGAGCAACTACTGGCTGAAGGTTCATTCTTTGTTACATGCCCGCAAACGGGATTAAAACTTAAAACAAGGCCAGATGGTTTTATAGCGTCCGCTGGCGTTGTATTGGATATTAAAACATGCCAAGATGCTAGTCCGCGTGGCTTTGAACGTGCTGTGCGTAATTTTAGATATTGTATGCAGCAAGCTTTTTATCGCTATTGCTTAGAGATTGAAGGAATACCAACGTCAAATTTTATATTTATTGCCATTGAAAAGGAAAAGCCACACGTAACGGCTTGCTATGAGTTGTCTGAAAAATATGAAAAGTTTTCTAGGCAAGAGATGATGCAAACCCTGTTCAAGATTAAAACCGCTAATGAAAAGGGTGAATACACCACTGGATGGCCTGACCTTGAAACGATTAACCTACCATCTTGGCTTGATGGCGATATTTAACTAATCCCAGCATGAGGGTGTCATGCAAAATAATAGGAGTTGTTTAAATGCAACATATGATAACGAACGTAACTGCCTTATATCCAAGGCTAAATGCAACATATAAATTTGATACTACAGAAAACAAATCTGTAAAATGTGATGCGCTTGATGAGGGGGCAGCTTTTGAGATGTCCTTTAAGCTATCAAGCGAGCAAGCAAAAGAGTTGCACCAGATTTGTTCACAAGCTTATGCTAACGCATCTGCAATGGATACTAAGCGGACATGGCCTGATAAGCCTTCGAACCTTCCATATAAGAAGCATAAGGAAACTGGTGAGATTACTGGTAAGTGTAAACTTAAAGGCTCTTATGGTGGTGATAAAACACAACCGCCAAAGCAAGTTGACGCTGCGCGGAATAGGCTTCCTGACGACTTTATGCTAACGTCAGACTCAAAGGTAAATATAGCTGTTATGATTGTGCCTTATAATACTGGCAGCCTTAATGGAGTTTCTCTGCGACTACGCGCAGTCCAGGTTCTTGAGTTAGCTGAAATGTCTGGTGGCGATGACCCGTTTGATAGTGTTAGTGGTTTTGTTTCTCCAAACACGGATGCAACTTTTAGCAATACGCAACCAGTAGCGCCAGCAACTAATGGTGTGGCTTATGACCCGTTTGCTCCAGTTCCAGCGCAGTCTGTGTCAAATGATGTTTTGGATGATGAAATTCCATTTTAAATAAACAATGCCCCACTGCTCAAACAGTGGGGCATTTACTTTAGCGCATTCATCTAGGAATAAATAAATGATACAAAATACTGATAAAGAAAGCAAGTTCCCGTCAGCATCTTGGGGTGAATTTGGTTCGAAAATAATACAAAGTTTAGAATTAAAGAAGACAGCTAAGGGCGAATTTCACGGGCCTTGCCCCAGTTGCTTTGGTAAGGATAGGTTTTGGATAAAAGAACATAATAATGAAGTTTTGGTTCATTGTAGAAAATGTAATGATTTCAAGGGCATAAAGGATAAGATGAGAGACATGTCGCTATGGCCTAAAGAAAATCATGTTCCTGCTGCGCCTGTTGTTAAGGTTAGCAATATTAATTGGCCTGAGCGAAGTGTGGATGCGAGCCACCCATATCTTCAAAAGAAAAAGTTAAACTTAAATAATGCAATTATAAATGGTGGTGAATTGTGTATTCCCATTATTGATCCAAGTGGCAAGAGGGTAGGCCACCAGACAATAACTGCGGATGGGCGTAAAAAGTTTTCTCATAAATTACCTGTTGTTGGCAACTTTAGCGTGGTTGGTGGTCAAATCGTCGATTTTGCCTACGTTGCTGAGGGATGGGCTACTGCGGCCACTATATTTGAGGCTACGGGCAAGCCATGTGTCTTTGCGCTAAATGCTGGCAATATTCCAGCCGTTGTTGGCAACTTATTAGAGGCCAAACCAGATTGCACCTTTGTTGTTGCTGGGGATAACGATGAGGCTGGAATTAAGGCTTGTGAGCGGGCGCAAGAAGACCATGATATAGAATACATCATTCCAGAAGTTGAAGGCTGGGATTACAGTGATTTATGGCTTGAGCGTGGCCCAATTGCCACCAAGGAAGCATTGAAGGTTGAGTCAGTTTTAAGCCAAGTCTTTTTCCCTGGAGACGCTAAACCCCAGCTATCTAGGAATTACTTAATGAAGAATTGGTTTGGCGAAGGTCAAATGTCGGTTATATATGGGCCTTCCAATGTTGGTAAATCATTCTTTGTTTTAGATTTAGCATGGCACATTGCTGCGAGTATGCCTTGGAATGGAAATAAAGTTTCTGGTGGCAGTGTCTTATACCTTGCTACTGAAGGTGGCATGGCATTTCACAATAGAGTTGTGGCCATGAAGGAACATTATCCAGAACACAAAGACGTTAAGTTAGCTGTTAGACCTTCACCAGTAAATATGCTTGATGCTGAAGTTGATATGAATGTATTGGGCAAATTGTGTCGGGAAGTTTCAAGGATACATGGCCCTGTTAAAATGATTATAATTGACACTTTATCTAGGGCTATGTCTGGCGCTAATGAAAATAGCCCAGAAGACATGACTAAGTTTATTGGTAATTGCGATAAGTTACGTGAAATGACAGGAGCGCATCTTGCAACAGTACACCATAGCGGTAAGGATAAGGCGGCAGGCGCACGCGGACATTCTAGTTTGCGCGCAGCTACTGATACTGAGATTGAGTTGGATCATAATGAAGAAACTGGATTGCGCAGTGCTAGAGCTACCAAGCAAAGAGACATGGAAACTGGCGCAGTTTTCTCCTTTAGATTGAAGGTTGTGGAATTGGGGCTTGATGATGATGGTGACGCTGTTACAACTTGCGTCATAGAAAAGGCTTCAGCAGAAGACGTTGAGGAAGCAAACCGCCCGCAAATTAAGGGTAAAAACCAAGTTCTTATGAAGCAAGTATTCCAGCAGCTTAGGGCTGAGGGAATAGGTAAATCAAACCCATCTGGCGTTGGCTGGCCTGAGCCTAGAACCTTCCATTGCATTTCAGAAGAGACTGTAAAGGATCACTTCATAGGAAAGTGTAGCAGTGCATCAAATCCAAAGGCAAATTACAATCAAACTTTAAGCTCTATGATTAGGGCAGGCCATATGGCGCAGAATGATGGGTTTGTTTGGTTTACAGATAGTGACAATAAAGCAAAGAGAGAGCAAATATAATGACTGACAATATTAGGACTGAAGTTTTACGAACCGCCATTGAATTAATTAATGGTGATCGAGAAAAGGATTATGGCACGCCAGAGGAAAACTTTACTGTGATTGCTGAGATGTGGAGTTCATATCTTGGGTATTATGTTAAGGCAAGCGATGTGTGCAATATGATGGTTCTTTTGAAAATAGCTAGACTGCGAAATGGCCAGCACATGGATAGCTCTGTAGATACTGCTGGTTACGCAGCTCTGTCTGCTGAAATGGACGATGCTTAGTAGGGCTTGCAAATCCTTACTAATATGTATTATGGTTTAGGTGCGGGTTTTCCTCCTCCCAATCGTCTGACTTGCTCGGCGTCCCGCATACTACGGCCACATCCGTTTTTGGACATTTTGGATGTGGCCGATTTTTTATATGGTGGCTTGTGTGAATAACTTTAAAATATCACTGACAATAGACTTAGAATGTGATGACTCTCCAGAAGCCGAAGATGAACTTGAGCGACTTTGCGAATACATTGGTGAAAGACTATTAGATAACGCCAAACCATCCGACATAGCCCAAAGCCTAGCTGAAGCTTTAATTGAGTTTACTAATGGTGATCCAAATTCAAGTGAAGACACAATTCATTAAGATTTATTAAAACTTTTTAAAACTACTTCCATCTTTTTAACTTCGTTTAAAAAGCTACCACTTTTAAAGCGAGTAGTGCTATCCATTATTAGCTTATTATCCCCCCTGCAAAATAATATTTTCTCTATGTCTAGGGCTACAAATGCAAATATATCTGAACGTTTCTTTGTTTTACCAAATTTTGTAAAGAAATTATATTGAGAATGATATTGTTTAGCGCAAGTCTTTACTTGAACTGTTAAAAGATTGCCATTTATTGTTTTTATAAAAGCATCATCAATTGGGTTTTGAACTAAAATACATTCATTGCCAGCAAGAGAAAGTCGAGAGAGTGCTAGAAATTCACCCGCTCGACCTACACTGGCGCTTCGCTGCCATTTATTCATTTATTCCTCTAACAAATACTCGTATATTTGATTAGTCTTTTCTATTCTATCCTCGATGCCATGATAGCCACCATTTACACGTTTTGTAATCTTGCGGATAACATCGTACTTTACGCCTCCGTCTGCAATGTCAAAAAGCTTGTTTTTGTTAAAAAACCATAACGCCGTTTCAAACGCATAATCTGTGGCCACCAAGTCAGGATTGGTCATAATATCAGGTAAACCCATATCAGATGCAAAAGATTGGTAATTTGACTTTCCCGTTAATTGTAAAAATCCTCGTCCGATAAAATCTTGAGCATCTTGTTCAGTCAGGTTTCCAAGAGACTTTCTTAAATAAACCTTACCCGCAATTTTAGCTGGTTGTCTGTGATACTCTCGCGCCCCCTCTTCAGTTTTAAATCTGGTTGGCCAAGTCGCCATCAAACCTTCCCAACTATAATTAAGGTTTTCCCGCGCGCGCTTAAAGCCACCACTTTCATGCGCAGCTTGCCCTAGCAAGTGTGCGCCATGTTCATTGCTTAATTTAAAATGCTTTACGATTGCCCTGGCGGTGTTTTTGCCAAAATGACCATCTGCGCCTACGCCAATCTTGGCTTGCAGGACTTCCATTGCTTTACTCATTGTTATGTTCTCCGAGCTGGTTTTTTAGCAGTCTTAGCTGCCTGTTTAAATTGCTTGTCTGTAGGCGCGCCCTTAGAACCCTTTTTCCGCATTGTTTCGCTGCTTCCAGCCGCAATGCGTTTACGCTTTTTCGCTATATTTCTGTATAATGACATTATTTTTTACCCCCAAAGAATTTGCTTACGCCGCGCATACCTATGCTTGCACTAACTATACCACCAAGACTGTACTGATACCAATCTGGCATAACTTCCAGTGCCACAAAACCACGCTGCACAATGTCATTACCCCAATCGCCACAGAAGGCTAGAATAAGCGGTATACTAAACAGAAGTGTAATCCACTCATCCTTCCAGCTATTTTGTGTAGCCTTCATGGCCTCGATGTCCCAGTCTATTTCACCCGTGGCAATCTTCATTTTAGTTTCAGCTTCTGCTTTCTTTACAACAGTTTTGCCGTCAATAAATGCAGTAGCTAATCCAGCTACACTATTAATAATACCAAGCATTATAAATCATCCTTCTTTTTTGCACCATTAAACCCAAAGAACGCACCGACTATTGCGCTTACGGATATGAAATAAACCCCTGCAATAGATTTTAACCCCTCAGTGGCTTCTGTTAGTCCAGCTATTGCTGTGGCGATAATTGCAAATGGATATATAAGCATACCAACAAGCGCAAACCATACCATTTTGCGCTTCTGATCGCGTGCGCTGTCTTCATCGTCTATTTGCCTACGCTTATCGTCCAGCAGTAAAGCATCCCACTCAGTCTTTTCTATTGAGCCGCTTTTATCTTTGTCTATGTCTTCAAATGTTGTCATATTAAACTCCTAATCTGCTAATGGGTTATCTAAAGCTCTCTGAAGCTTACTCATCAATTTTTCTTCAAGCTCTTTCATTGAGCCATTTTGCAAAACTCTAACACGCTCTCGCTGGCTTTCGAAACGGATTTCCGCAGCATCAATCATTGCTCTAACCTTATCTTCATTATCACGAACCATATCTTCAACGCGGTCTGTCTGCTGCTCAATGCGCAGTATGTCATCTTTAAGGCCATTTTTAATGTCGCGTGTATATTCTACGCTCTCCTCAACCTTTTCTGAAATTCCAACAATTTTTGTATCCATTACTTTCATCTGTTGCTGATATGCAACAATATCAAGCCCAGCGACTTCCTCTATTTTCTGATATAAAACAAAGCCGCCATACAGCCCACCGACAATAGTGCTAATGAAAGCTATTATTGCCATGACAGAACCAAATGACATTTTAACGCCACCAGCTTTAAATTCACGCTCAGATAATTCATCAACTTTTGTTATATCAACCATTAGTTTTCAAAGTCCATTCCTTTGCCTGAGTTTAGTCCAGCTTCTTGCAGGCTTTTGAGCTGGTCTAATTCATCACGTAGAATTTGTATCTCAAGCCTGCGTTGGGCAAGCTCTACTTGATATAAGTCATCGCAGTTTATACGTGATTTTGGCCTATCTAATGGTATTACAATTCGTGAGTATATTCCAATGTCCTTACCTTGGGATATACTTCCTGACGAACTAAACGATCCACCCACATTATTTACGTTACCCATAACCCCAAACTCAAGGTTTATTCCGCCACCTACTGCATTTGAGCAATTCAAATTGCCAGCTCTAAACGTATCGCTTTGATAATTCATTGGCGGGTTAGGCAGGGATAATGCTAGGGTACTACTATCTGCTTGGACTGATCCTGCAAAAAGGCAAAGCAATAAAGCTAATTTCATCTTGGTTCACCATTAATCTTAGAACATATCCGAGAGGATACTAATGTTCTTGCGCCTGATTTTCTTTTAATCTTTGAGGTTGTGCATATGTAAGTTGCTATATCCAAATCAGATTTGCGAATATAAACATTAAAGTTTTTACGTTCCTTGTAGCCAACTTTCATAATTCTATACGTTGTCGAAAATGGCATGTTATTCCAGTTTAAATCAAATAGTTCAATTTGGTAATATTTAATCTCTTCCCTAGAATTAAATAAAGACATCTCAGCCTTTACTACGCCAGCTACGTGTGACGGCTTTAGGTCTGGGTAGGCTGGGGTCATTTCGTGAGCCGATATAGCAGACGCCCAGCCTAGCAGAATTATAAGGGTTTTACTTAGCAATGCACTCGGCTCGAACTACGGCGGTAAATGTGCCTCCAGGAAGAGCCTTAGAAACTCCGTAAGTAGCTGTGGATGCTGTTGTGAACCAGGTGCTACCAGCTTGCGTAAGGTCAAATTGGGTCATGCTACCGATTACAACCTTAGCTGCATCATAACCAGACATGGCCGCATCGCTAGTCTGAGATACCGTAGTTCCACCCGTCCAAGTCACACTGTCATTTAATACTGGCGATGAAGTAAAAGCATCTGGGTGCGTAATTCTAGCATAGTAATTATCTGCTAGAGCTACATCATAACGAATAATTGGCTGAACACCGCCATCGGCTGCCAACGTACTTAGCTTTGATGCTAATGGGTTTCCGTAAACCCCTGATTTGGTGGTTTGGATAACGCACTTAGCTGCTACCGTTCCAACAATATTAACATCAGCAAAAACTGGGAATGCAAATATTGCGAGCATTGTTATAAGATATTTCATTTTTAACCTCACTTGTTATATTGCATATCGACCATTTTGGTATGCAGGATTTGTTGCGCCCAATTATTTCTCAAGGCTTTTTTATTGTCTAATATTCTTGAGTCAACAAGTTGGGCATTGTCATTGTATATACCACCATTAATAGACGAATTATAGTACATAGCTAAATTGGTTTTACCATTCATGGAATTTATTATTTCAGATTGGCCCTTCGTCTTAAACATAGTTAAAGCATTGGCGGACGCCATTAGCCCTAACTCAAGTCTATCCTCATCATCCTCTTCATCTTTCTCAGATAATATAAGATTGCCGTCTTCATCATATTCAAAATTTGTTTCTGTATCTATGGCATCTAATACGGCTTTATCGTCTAGGGCAGCATAAATTTCAATTTCGGGTGTGACAGGTATAGGTTTAATATAATTTGGACATGCTGGATTTGATTGCCCATCATAGCACTCATCAACCCTAAAGCTATATATAACTACCGCATCCTTAATACTACCAGAACCCTCAACCTCGATTGATCCATCTCCCCAATTAGCTAAGGGAATATTGTTAAGCGAGAATGATTTTGTGATAGTATTACCCGCAACTCCGCTCCAATCATCAGTTTCCCTAAATGTGTATCCCTCGCCAGAAGCGTTCTTATTGCCTATGTGAACCAACATATCATCTTTGGCATTTTTTACTGTTGTGTATCGGTAAATTAATCCATTTATATCAAGTCCAGGAATTGCTGGCAGAACAGAAGCCATGCCCCAGCTTAATGAGCTAGATGCTACGTTTCTCGTAACTCCATATAGATATGGTTCAGAGAAACAGTAAGAAGGCCAAAGTGCCAAGAATAATACTAAGCCCAGTTTTTGTTTCAGTATTCCCATCAAATATTTTCCTCATAACATTATTTTGATCTCTTTCGATCTCATCTTCTACTGATTGCATTTGCCATGCTAATTTAGCTTTTTCTCCTATAAGCCCATCTATAGGGCAAGGCGTGCCAGCGTTAAGCATTGCGTCAAACACTCTTTTATCGCCACACATTATACTAACGGCAGCCACGCGCATTCCCATGTCATACATGACTTTTGCGTTTTTTAATTTTTCACAATTCATATCACGTACAGTACGGCCAGCGGATATGCCAAGTATCTGCGTTTGAACTGCGCCAGCAACACCAACAGTACATAGGTCAGAATTACTTGCGCTGATTTGTGGGGATATAGCTGATGGTGGTGGACTGTTAATGGTTGTATCCATATTGCCATCAGATATTACTGTAGTTTCAGTCCTAATCGTTTCATCGGCAAATGCAGTGCTACCGATTATAAGGGATATTAATATTATTAATAACCGCATTGTTATTTCTCCAGTATACGATCCATTTTTGCATCGAGCGCGTCTAATCTGCTAAATAGCCTATCCATTTGTTTGCCATTATCAGCTTTTGTGACATATTCTTCTCGCGTGCGGTTAAGTAAAATCTGAAGCCTTTGCACTTCAAGGATATAGCCCCGTAAAATAAACCCTACAAAGCCTATTCCTAGCGTTAGTACGCCACTCCAGATTACTTCAGTTTCCATATTAATATTTTCCATTCCACACCCGAAGAGCGCTAAATTCATTACTCATTAACTTACGTTTTAACACATCTTTAACAGCTTGTGTATCCGTCCATTGAACGCCAGCTTCTTTTATCCACACGCCAAGTAATGCCATGTCTACATTGCCTACATGCTTGTAATCTGAGCCAAAGGTATTGGGTGATACTTCGCGGGCGTAAGCCGCGTCTCTAAGCATTTGAGAGCCATCATGCGTTTTTTTAATGACAATATCATCACCCTCAAAATACATTTTTTCATCAATTTTATTTGATAAGTTATTCATTTTCCCAAGCCTCATTAATATTTGGAGTATTTGGGTTATCTGCCTTTAAAGTGCCATTTGAATTTCTAGCACGCTTAGGTTTAGATTTAATTGGTGCTTTTTTTGCTGGCTCTTTAATAGCCTCCAGAACAGTGATTGCGTCTGGGCGAGATGAAATTATCTTAGCGATTTCTGCCTCTGATAATATAACTGTTTCGCCTCGCTCTATGCGGCCCTTGCTGCATTTAAGCTTTAATCGGTTTACTATTACTTTTTGCATATTAATCTCCAAATGAAATTGTGGGGGCAGTTGCCCACCCCCACTATTATTTTAGCTTATTATGAAATTGTGCAATCAGCAATCATGCCATTTGCAGCTTCATTCTTAGCACAGAGTGTTAGCTCTGTTACAACTTGGCGTGTAGTGTTGTCGCCAGTTTTAGCCAAAGCTACGTTCTTTGTTCCACGTAGGGAAGCAACTTCCCACATGTTGTCCTGCATGATGAATACGTCACGAGAACGGTTTTCACGAGAAGGCATGAACTCAACAGAACCCCAAGGAGTTACATATACAGCTAGAGACTTAATAACTTTCTCATCGCCAGCCTGGACTGCTGAACGCTGGTTGTTGTTACCAGTGAAAGCCAAAGCTTTGTTCATTTGGAATGCTGACAAGTATACAGTGTCAGGCTTTCCGCCCTCTTCCCAAATTGACTGCATAACAGTGTCAAATCGAGCTTGTGAGAAAGCAACTAAAGTTGTTGTCTCATCAGTACGTGCGTCAGTACCATCTCCAGTAGCATCTGCACCTTGATTTGCGCCAAATATAGTATTGGTAATTAACCAAGATGGTGCGCCTGCAAGTTCACGGGCAGTAGTTGCATTGCCAGCAACGCGAGCGTTATTGTCAAAAAGAGCTTTTTCAATATCTAATTTTTGCTCCTTAGCAATTTTTAAGGTTTGATATGCAACTTCCTTCGCACGACCTGCCTTATTTAAGCCCTCGTCTGTATCGGGAACTACAACAGCATTTTTGAAAATCTGTGTATAGTTGCCTAAACGTGTTGTCGCAGAGCGTGCTTCGCCTGCGGT